GTATCGCTCAGGCCCGAGCAAGCCCTGTAGTAGTTCATCCATTAGCCTAATAGCCCTCTTTGATATTGTTGCGCTGCGGGTAACAGAGATGCCTTACCTGTTAGCAATCCAAGAATATTGGAGAAGTCCACACCCTGTGGGCGACCACCGCCACCACCACCCATCACTATAGGTTGTTGCTGATCTGGGTTGAGTGCGTCTGCGATATTGCTCACACCTTTGGCGAGGTCTACAAGATTCAAAGCATCCCCAGTAGAGGAGATGGTGCTGATCTCTTTGCCAAACTCATCGAGTGTAGAGCCGCCCTCTAGCAGACCTGCGTTGGTAAAGACTTGAGCGCCTTGGTAGAAGTTCGCAAGGTCATTGGCAATCGTAGCTGCATCCAAGCCCATAGCAGCTTGTTGTGCCATGTCTGCTGCGATGCTGGGATCAATACCTGATGCAATAAGGTTCTGCTGGATTGCATTGGGGTCTGTAGTGATCTCAGCAAGTCGTGTAGCGTCTAGCGCAGCAAAAGCATTGTCAAATCCAGTCTGTGCAATAGTAGCCGCCAAAGCGGGGTTCATTGCATATTGCTGCCCTAGTATTTGGGCAATCTGGGCTTGGTTAATTCCTTGTGCGGCTAATTGCGTTGCATCGGCAATAGCCATTGCATCTGCGCCCGTCGAGGCTGCTTGTGCGGTTCCTAACAGGTCAGCACCACCAACTAAATCTGCCGCCCAAGGCGCAAGCGCTTGACCTGCCAAGTACATTGCAACTGCTTTGACCGCAGCGCCACCATATTTTTGCAGGTCACTTCGGTCATTCTTGGCCAAGTTCCAAGTACCGATGACATTACCCTCTGCGTCAACGGCCTCAAAGGGCTTGAAGATACCACTCTCGTTATAAACACCTTTTTGACCCTGATACCACTCACCTAAAGGCTTTGCAATAAAAGCGGTGTTTTCTGGCCCCTGACCTACCGAATACTCAGAAGTGCTAAGAAGCTCTACTTCTTCTCCGGTTTCAGAGTCAATGCCGAAATATCGAGTGGGTACAAAAGCCTCATCACTTGAAATTAGGCTTTCTGGCGTTCCAGGAACAACCCGAATGTTGGTGTATGCCATTATCCGAATATCCCTGACAGGAAGTTGCCAAATTGATTCCTAGTGTTAGAAGGTAGTGCCGAGAACAGAGCAGCACCACCCGACAATAAGCCACCAATGTTTTGCAGTGCAGAGTTCTGGGTGTTAGGCATTTGCTGAAGATTCCCCAGAGGGCTTCCGTAAACGCTCGACAGATAACCCGAGAGTTGCGAGTAGGGTAACTGTTGTGCGAAGTTGTAACGCTGGATGGCCTCTTGTAGAGGTTGCCCTGCAATCGCTTCTCTCTGTGCGCCAACTTGAGCCAAAGCCTGAGAAGGTAGGAACTGTTGACCGAATATCTGAGGAGCCTGTTGAGCAGCAGTACCGAGTGCGCCAATGGCCTGTTGCTGGAAGCCTCGCTCACGAGCGTAGTCTTGTCCGACAATGTTTGCAGTCACATCACCGAGCGCACGACCAAACGACTCCGATGCCGTTCCCAGCGCCCTCTCCATTGCTCCTGATCCGTAACGCCCTGCACGAGAGAACTGTGAGGAGATGCCAGGAACCACCGACTCGGAGAACTGCTGCACCAACGGACGGGCTGCTGCGGTAATCATCTGTTGTTGGTAAGGTGAACCTGTCAGGAAGCCACCGAGTGCCGTTGCAGAAAGGCCACCTAGCCCTTGCATATAGGCTTGTTGTGCAGCCTCTAGCGTAGGTTGTGCTGCCCTTGCGAGAGCCTCTTGTGAAGAGAGTGCGGATAGGGTCTGCTCACTGGGGGAGACATACATCTGCCCCGGGTAGAGGGTAGGTTGTTGGCCCGTAAGGAACAGAGACCTAGCACGACCTAATGCCTCTTGAAGATAAGGAGCAATCGTAGGATCAATCTTTGATTCTCCGACTACTGCAAGTGGGTCTGTAAGCGTCCCTGCTGGAATAGTCCCAGGCGTAGGAGTAGGTGTTGGGGTCGGAGTCGGTGTAGGTGTTGGGGTAGGGGTAGGGGTAGGAGTGCCGCCAGCCTGACTAGTCAGATAGTTCCAGTCTGCATCCGACTGAATACCGAACATCTGAGAAGCTCTTGCCCGAATGTCTGCATCCGAGAACCCTTGTCCACGAAGATTCTGGTAGAGATCAATCTTCTCTTGGGGACTCATCGAAGTCACGGTAGTCGGGAATGCCACCGAAGACTGAGTTTGGATAAATGGCTGGGCAAGATTCTGAAGATAAGCAATGTCTCCAGGTGCTTGCTGACCAAAGGTCTTGTTGATTGCATCAACAATCTGAGCATCAGTGTAGTTCTGGTTACGCAGGGTTGCGTAAGCACGAGCCTTCTGCTCTGGAGTACCAGTTGCGAGAGATTGGGGAATCGTAATTGCCATTTTTTTATCCTACGAGAATGTAAGCGTAAGTCTTGTCAGAGGTAGAGTTAGCGTAGTGACTAATCGTTGCCTGCCCATTCTGTTGAGCAGATACATACACATTTGAATACGCCAGTGGTGCAATAAACTGAACTTTAATTGTTGCCGCAGGGATTGCAGGTCGAGGAACCGTCCCGTCCGCAGCAAAATGCTCCAGAGTCACGGTTGTGTTACTCACCGCACCCGCAATCTCAATATAATCACCCGCAGCTAGTGTAAATGCGTACAACCCAACCCCTACCGTGTGAGAAGGGTCACCTGTGCTTTTACGAGCAGGCAGAAAGAACCTTCTTGCCGTGTTCGCAATGTCACTGCCGTTCTTCTTCACCCACACATCTGCGTACTCACCGTCGTTATTCGAGTTTTGCAGTTGCAGCGAGTAGTCAATCTGATAAGTTCCAGCGTTCCTCACATTTATTCGTGAGGTGTTGCTGAGATAAACCCCGTTGGACTCTTCGGTAACATCCCACGACACAATCGCAGTCGTTCCCGCACCTGGAGCAGTCTGATCCGTGTCATTCCTGAACTCACCATAAGGCGCAGTGTCTTCAAATGCGGCGCTGGAAAAAGGAATAAGGACGATCTTTGTATCCGGTGAGATACGAGCGTCGTAAAGGGTGGTAGAGGTGGCGTTACCAGTCGCCAGGGTGATAGTCCCTGTGTTGTTGGTCTTGCCATCCATGATGTTGTTGACGATCTCTGCGACATTTCGAGGATCGCCACCAATCGGAGGTAGCCTACGGAACATTACCGCATCCCCGCAGGCTGAGTATCTACATCAATCGCAATGGCAGTCTCCCAATCTCCAGAGGGAGATACCCGAAATCTATGGTACTTGCCTACGCTCCTGAGTGCAACCCGATTTTCAGCACTCGCAGCAGTCAAACTCCCAAAACTGGGCGTAGTTGCTAGCGTCTGACGACTTGCCACCGCTACCGAAGCACTGCCACCGTCCACATAAGGCTTCACAAGCGTCACCATCGTCTGTTTTCCCTCCCCGACATCGGGAGTTTCGATAGTTGCAGTCTTATTTTCGCCTGAGAAGGTGATAATTTTAGTCCCAGACACACCCGCAAGACTCAATTTGCCGCCAAGCCACACCCTAGAATCCAAAGATGTACCCAGAGCGTCAATACTCGCAGAATATGCGTCCAATCCCTCTAGAGATACCGCAGGCGTTGAGCTACTTGCGACCCTCGATACCGTGGACTCCACCACAGACCAGCGCTTAGTGACGATGTGGTACACCAAAAGCTCGTAAGTGTTATCAAGCACCGGATAACCCCAGACAATCAGGTTCCTCTCTGGGTCTACTGCGGCACTCATGTTCTGAATCGTTGCCTCGAGGAGCCGAGTGTAGAAGTATCGGTTGACCTTCTCTGCGCCAATTGGCACGACATTCTGTCCGTCGCAGGCATAAAACCCGTCGTCAGCAAGGAAGTAGGTAATCCCTTGCCATTGCACGACAGAGTTGCCCTCATAACACCCAAGATTCCGAGAGATGTTGTCAAACTGAAAGACCAGAGGTGTACCGACATACGACATCCGGTAAATGCTTCGCTCACAGAGAACGAGTCCGAACTCACCACCCGTTACCCCACGAACCTCACCACCGTCAGGCAGGTCTTGGAAGTCACTCTGAGTGACCGCAGAACTCGTCCATGTAGTAGGATCGTTGATCCCTGACCACTGCACCCGAGTCGGGTTGGAGGGTTGGTTGCCTGTCACCACAAAGTCCCGCACCACCGTCACATACTTAGCTGCTGGAGCGTTAGAACTCAGTACACTAAAGGTTCCAGTAGTCGTCAGGTCATACGCCTGAAGGGTGTTCGGTGAGCCAGCAGCAATCAGGGTATTCCCGAACTGAGTGAAGTACCACCTTTCCGTCTGGTCGTAGGTCGCACCCGACACATTATCTAGGCTCAAGTCGGTTGAATCGAGCAGGTAGAGGATCGTCGGGCTTGCCGCAAAGATACTTGTCGTGCCTACATTGTTTTTAGCAGCGACAACAGAGACCAGACTTTCGGACGCAGCCTGAGAGTAATCGACCTCAGTAGGGAATGGCCCGTAGCCGATGGCCTTGGGATATACATTCTCTGCCTTTGTGAGCGCACCCACAGAGCCAGGCTGGTCAGGCAACCACTCAGTAAAGGTTAAGCGGCTTTCAGCCATGTCGTACTCTCATTGTTTACAGGTGTCCAAGTGTTCCCGCCTGGAGCAACTGGAGTCCATGTATTGTCTTGAGGAGTCGTATCTGACCACTCCTCACCAAATTTGTATGCAGTGCAGACTACATCCGTAGCAGCACCGACTTGCGCCTCTCCGTACACAAAGAAGCCACCAGCACCAACCCTAGCCTCTGCGAAGAGACTGGTCTCAGCCTGAATATTCGCATTGCCGAGGATGACAAGGAATGCACTTGCATTAACATCCGTTTCGGCCTCTACTGCGCCCTCACCACCGAGGGTAAGGTTTGCCTCGGCGTATACCGCAGAGTTGGCAGCAACGGCCCCTGCGCCCGTTCTGATGCGTGTAGCGTTACAGGTTACACTTGTCTCTGCCAGTACCGTACCAACACCGAACTTAACCTTGACTGCGCTAGCGGTAACAGAGGTGTTGGCAACAATGATTGCCTCACCAAACTGAATGCGAGTGCCACTAGCAACCACAGAGGTCTCGGCATCAATGTCTGCACTCGATGTCCGAATGGGGTTGGCAGACGCAACTACCGATGTCTGGGCGACTACCGCACCACCAGCAGTCCGAGTCCTGAGACCTGCCGCAGTTACAGAGGTCTGTGCAGTGATTGCCGCAGCACCGTCAAGCACCAAAATGGCGTTACTTGTGACGGATGTCACAGCCTCTACCGCACCGCTAGAGGTTCTCGTGACTGTAGCGCTAGACACTACACTGGTCAGAGCCTCAACAAAGCCCTGACCGTCTACTACATTCCCGCCAGCACCTTCCGAGCAGGTGACATTTGTGAGCGCCTGTATCTCAGCCGTAGAGATAAAGATACAGGTGGTGTCACTCTCCCAGATTGCGTCATCCAGGGAGAAGGGAATGGTGTCAATATTCCCAAAGTAATCGAGCAGTTCTAGTGTGAACGGCCCACAGATTCCATCCTCAGTCCAATTCGCATCTAGCGAGAATGGGAGATCGTCAAGACTCCCAAACTGATCTAGTTGCTCAAGGGTGAGGAGTGCCATTAGCCGATGGAAGCGGTGAAGTTGCCCGAGCTAACTTGGAACACATCGCCAGATTCAACAGTCTTCGATGTCGTCAGAGGCGTGAACATAAGCATGTTGCCAGACGAGAGCGCATCAAAGAGTGCAATGTGGGTGATCGTTCCCCAGTTACCCGTTGCCTGCGGGAAGGTCACATTGGCGCTGGAGGTCACAATACTGTCAGCAGCAGTCGTCACGGAGACGGACTGACGAGCATAGGAGCCACCAGAGACTTCCGTACCGCCACCAGAGACATCAGT